AATGGATACTTGTAAGAAAAAGCAGAATGAAAAATAGTAAAACTTGTATGTTTAATAAAAAATCAATGTCAATGAATAGATATACAACCACTTTTGAATATGTTGGAGATTAATCGTGAACTATAAAATAAAAAAGATTAAAAAAACATCATTTAGTTATGGTTCAAAAGCTCATAAAGAATGTGTATTAATTGAATTATCAGAAAAAAGTAAAGGTGTTTCGTTTCCAAAAATTGAATATATGTTAAGCATACTTGGTTATAGATTAAAAAATATGCTTATTATATGCAATGATTTAAGCCTTATTGATAGAGATTTTATTTCAAAACTAAATAATAATGATTGGAATATAACTCTTCAAACATCTGGTGAAACTGATTTAAACCCATCATATCGAATATTCTTAGATTCAATTATTCTTATTCCAAGACATGAAATAAATTTGATAACACGTTGCGATGATTTAATAATTAAATATCCTTATTTTAGCGATAAAACAGCGGTACAAATAGGAAAAATTGATTGTATATGTAAATATATAAATCCTGTGTTTAACGATGATTACAAGGCGAATGTGATACGCTCACTACGCTTTATAGATAATCACGATGATTGGAAAATTGGTTATTCTTTTCATAAATTAGGTGAAAAATGTCTTTAGTAATAACACTTCAACCAAGGAAAGAAGAATGGCTTGAATTTAAGTCAAATAATGGAGATGTGATAAAAATTCAAGTTAGGCGTCATAGAAATAATCAGGTCAGGCTTCATATTGAGGCGGATAAAAAATTTAAGATAGTAAGAAAGCATTTTGATGGAAAAACAATAGTAACGACAGGATCAAAAAATGAAAGAACTAAAACCAGTTAAAACAAAACACACTAATTTTGTATACCCAGATCAAACAGGTGAACCATTTTTGCCGGTAACAAAGTCGAAAGATCATGTTGCAAGTGTTTGGAATATAACATTTATTGAAAGGCTAAAACTTATATTTACTGGAAAAATAACAATGGTTACGAAAGGGAAAAATCATCCATTATCAGCATTATATGTCGGTGAGGTTGTAGATGTATAAGTTAAAAGAAAATTTTACTAGGAATCCTTTAAAAAGTGGAAAATTAAGAAACTTGCCTTGTATATGCGGATCAGGAAAAAAGATGAAGAAATGTTGCGGAAATGTTGAGTATATTAAAAATGACAAGAAAATTTTAGTTGGTTTGGAGTCGATTAAAAAAGCAGTAAAGGAAGTTAAATGAAATTCAGTGTTACATTAGCCATAATTTATTATTGTCTATTGTTGATATTTATAACCATGATGAATAAAGGGTATATGTAAAATGAATAGATTAAATATCACTTGTCCATCTTGTCAGTCGAGAATGGCTATTAATTCCAACAGGGCGATATTATGGAGAAAAGAAATAAGAGATATAATATTAAAAGAACTCAAAAACTCTCCACATAATGAAAAAATGAGTGAAAATTATCTAAATTCAAGAGCCGATCAAATAACTGATGCTGAAATACAAAGACAAATTAGGTCTATAACAAAAGACATTAACAAAAAGGGCGAAAAGTGAATAATAAATGGTGCGATATTGAAGTTTCAAAGCTTATAGAAGCTGATTGGAATTATAAAACTGATGATTCTGCGTTAAATGAACACAAAATGAGTAAGCTTGAAAATAATATAAAGAAAAATGGAATAATTGAAAATATTATTGTTAGAGAATTATCAAATAATAAATTTGAAGTGGTTAATGGAAATCACAGGCTAAAAATTTTAGTTAAATTAAATATAAAGGTTGTAAAATGTTATAATCTTGGAAAAGTATCATTAAATGAAGCCAAAAGAATAGCAATCGAGACAAATGAGACAAAGTTTGAGGCAAACCCAATAAGACTAGCTGAAATATTCGATGATATTTTAGGAGAGTTTGACGATCTCACAGAAACAACATTTTTCGATGAATCAGATATTGAAAGATTTACAAACATTGTTAATCCAAATGAATTTATTGAAGATAATAGTAGCGATTCTTCAGTTTCAGAAAGCACTAACGAAAAAGAAGAAGAATTTAAAACAATCAAGTGGCGACTTCCTGTAGATGTTGCTCAACAAGTTGAAGACCAAGTTAAAAGGTTTAAAAAAATATTATATCCAGATGAAAAGCATGAAAATGTATCGTATATACTTCCAGTTGAAGCTATGATTCAAACGTTGCATCAAATTGATGATAATAATATAATGTAATAGGGTTTATTATGATTAAGAGAAAAAAAACAGGTGGAAGAGATTTTGTAAAAGGTAAAAGTGGCAATCCGAAAGGAAGGCCAAAAACACCGGAACACATGAAAAAAGCTAAACAGATGGACAAGTTAAAATTCCAAGCAATACTTCAAAAATATATACATTGCAATATTGCAGAGCTTAAAGGAATAATTGAAAAATCTAAAAATATAAAATCAGAAGTCACAGCTCTTGAATTAGTTGTCATAAAAGTTTTATTTGAATCTATTAGAAAAGGTGATGAAAAACGTCTTGGATTTATTCTTGATAGACTTATTGGGAAAGTAAAAGAAGAGATAAGAGTTGAAACAGATAGTTATACAGGACTTATTGATTTAATAGCGTTGCGAAAACAGCAAGAGAACAATGATTGATGGGTATAATTTTTCGCAAGAAGAATTAGTTGATAATATTCACGATAAAACATGGAGAATGAAAAACCTCTATTTTATTAGAAATAAGGCAGGTAAAAAAGTCTTATTTAAGATGAATAAAACTCAAATAAAGTTAGATAATTCAAATTCAAATTTCAATATGACTTTAAAAGGTCGTCAGCAAGGTGTTTCTACATACTATTTATTAAAATATTTTGATGATTGTATATGGAATTCACATGAAAACGTGGTTATTCTCTCACATAACAGGGAGTCGTTAGGTAAATTGTTTCGCATTGTAAAATTTGCTTATGAAAACTTACCAGAAAACTTAAGACCACTATTGTCAAAGGGTGGTGGTTCAAAGCATGAGATGTATTTTCCAAGTATAAACTCAAGAATATCAGTAACTTTGGAAGTTCGATCAGAGTCAGTTAGTCGCTTACACGTTTCAGAATATGGATTAATGATGAATAAGCAAAGATTTAATGCATCGATTGAAGCTGTCCCTACAGATGGAGGTGTTATATCAATAGAATCAACTCCATTCGGGATAAACCATTTTCACGATGATTGGATTGATCCTGATTTTCCTTATAATAAACATTTCTTTCCTTGGTATTTTCACCACGAAAACATAATGCTTAATTCAGAGATTGATATTTCAACTTATACGGATTCAGAAAAAGAGCTAATAAGTAAGGCAAAAAAAATAAGTGGAATTGATATAACGAAAGATCAAATTGCCTGGCGAAGGTTTAAAATTGGTCAAAAATCATTAAAATCATTTCAAGAAGAACACCCAGAAGATGATGTTACTTGTTTCTTAATTTCTGGAAATTCAGTAATGGACTTGCAGATGCTTGCTGAAAAGAAGTCAAATTGCCCAGAACCAATTGAAGATAATGGAAATTTAAAGATATGGGAAGAACACGAAACAGGTGAAGAATACGTTATTGGTTGCGATACTGCCGAAGGTGTAGGTTCTGATTATTCTGTTGCCAGTGTTTATAAAAAATCAACTCGTGAACAAGTGGCACAGCTCAGAGGACATATTAAGCCAAAGAAATTTGCAGAAGGAATTTTTTCACTAGCTGAAAGATATACTGGCGAATCGTTAAATTATCCAGTTGTTGCAGTTGAAAGAAATAATCATGGACACGCTGTGTTGTTGTGGCTTGATGAACACTTAGAATATGATAACCTGTTTGAGCACACCGATGGTCGAGTTGGTTGGCTTACAAACAAAGTAACAAGGCCAATTATGGTTGATACTTTAATTGATGCAATAGATAGTGATATGATATTAATTAGAGATGAAACAACTATTGGAGAGTGCATGACCTTGATTGATAACAATGGTAAGATTGAAGCAATGACAGGCAAACATGATGATGCTTTTATAGCAAATTCTATCGCTTTGCAAATGTGTATCGAAGAAGTAAATTATTTAGAAAGATTATTAAGGGAGTAAATATATGTGGAAATTTGACGGATGGAAAAACCTTTTAACAGGACTTGGTGTAAAAGGGCAAGATGGAAGAGCTGACACTTTTGCTTCTTGGAACAGAATGTCTTGGGATGAAGTTGAAAATCTATATTCTAGTGATGAATTAGCAACAAAAGTTGTTGAGTATCTTCCAGAAGAAATGCTCAGAAAAGAGTTTAAATATTCGCATGAGCAAGCAGAACCTTCCTTTAATGAAGAAATGAATAATTATTTAAAAGAGTTTAAGGTAAAAGAAAAATTTCTTGAAGCTATGAAACAAGCTCGATTATATGGTGAAGCATACGTTTTAATGGGAATTGACGATGGACAAGACCACTCAGAGCCACTTGATGTTGAAAGAATTAGAAAATTAGACTGGTGTCAGGTGTTCCATAAATGGCAATTAACAGTAAATGAGTTAGGTACAGATGTTCGAACAGAATATTTTAAAAAACCAGAAACTTATAGATTGGTTGAAGTAAATGACGATGATGTAAGCGTTGTTCATGCTTCAAGATTAATAAAGTTTATCGGTTCAAACTTACCACATCAACTATATATCAGAAATTACAATACGCATGATTCTGTTTTAAATAAGGTAAAAAACTCATTAGCAAATTATAATACAGCTTGCGATTCGCTCGCCTCAACTCTCCATGAATTTAGTTTAGGTGTTTTTAAAATGAAAGGGCTTGCAAAACTAGTTGGAGCAGGAAAAGAAAGCCAAGTTGTAACAAGAATGGGGCTTATTAATGCTAAAAAATCAATCGTAAGAGCTATTGTGCTTGATGGTGATGAAGATTTTAAAAGGGAACACGTTTCATTAACTGGTATGCCAGAATCAATCAAGGTTCTTGGAAACAAACTCGTGGCAGATACAAATATGCCTCATACTGTAATTTTAGGAGAAGGCCCATCTTCAACTCTTGGTAGTGGCGGTGATTCAGAAAATAACAATTGGTATAATTATGTTGCTAGAAAACAAGAAGCAGAGCTTGAGCCAAATTTAATAAAAATAGGAAAAGTTTTATTAAAAGCAAACGGAAAAGAAATACCTGCTGGATTAGATGTTGATTTTGAATCATTATTTGAAATGAGTGATACTCAAAAAGCAGATATAAGGCTTAAAACTTCTCAAGCTGATTCTTCTGATATATTAAATCAAATTCTTGATCCTGATGAGGTTGCTTTGTCTCGATATGGCTCTGGTAAATACTCACTTGATACAAAAATAAACAATGACCTTAGAAAAACACCTGATAAACAAAAGGAAAACACTAATAATAATGGTGAGTTTTAGTGGAAAGAGCATCTAAATTAAGACGTTTTCCATCTATGGTTGAAAAGAAATATCAGCGTGATCTTGTTGGGACAATAAGTGAGCTTCATAACATTATAAAAGAATTTCTTATTCCAAAGCTTAAAAACTTAAAAAATAGCTCAAAAAAAAGTGGTTCTCGACTTGATGCAATTGACGATGATTTAAAAGTTATCTTTAATGACCTTCAAATTAAGTTTGCAGATAGATATCCAGAAAGACTTCTTGAGTCGTTAGCAGAAAGGCGAGGAATTGAAATTTCAGAACATAATCTGGATTTATTAAGGGCGCAAGTTAAACAAGTTCAAGGAATTGATCTTTTTGTAGCTCAAACTGGTATAAAAACTCAGATAAATCTATTTATTCAACAAAACGTGTCACTTATCGTTACTGTTCATAATACATATTTAAAAGATGTTAGAACTATTGTTTATAATGGAGTTGGAAAAGGCGAGTCACTTGCCTTGATGACTGAAAAAATATCCAAACGAACGGGTGTAAGCAAAAGCAGGGCAAAATTAATCGCAAGAGATCAAACGGCAAAATTAAATGGTGATATCACTGCCCAAAGGCACACATCTTTAGGAATAAAGAAATTTGAATGGTCAACTTCAATGGATGAAAGGGTGCGTTTTTCTCACAGAGCTGTAAATGGTAAAACATTTACTTACAAAAAAGGTGCGACTGTTGACGGTGTTTCTGGGACAATTCCGGGCGAACCAATCCAGTGTAGATGTATAGCTTTGCCAGTATTTGACATTTGACCTTTGCATAAATCAAAATTATGGTAGTATTTAGTTATGAGTAAAGTAAAAAGAACAGAAATTTTTGACTCTCGATTCCAAGACGTATCATTTACGGACGAAGGTTTTATGCGTGTTCCTATAAGAGCTACACGTATAGGTATATTTCCATATATAATGAAAGATGGTTCAATTAGACGTGAATTAAGATCATCAGAGGAAGTATTTTCTGTTGATTCTCTTGAAACTTTAAAGAATAAAATAATAACTGACAGTCATCCGAAAGGAATGGTTGACAGTAAAAATGCAAAAAAATTACAAATTGGTCATGTTGGCGAACAAATACAAGTCAGTGAAAGTAAATTTATAGATATAAATGGATTAATTACTGATGAAAAAATAATTAAAAAAATAAGCAATAAGGAACAACAGCAAGTCTCATGCGGTTATACTGCTTTTGTTGTTGATAAAGGTGGCATCTGGAACGGTCAAGAATACGATGCAATTCAAACCAATATTAGATATAATCACGTTGCACTTGTCGATGTTGGTAGAGCAGGCCCAAATGTTAAATTAAAACTTGATGAAAGTGACGGTGTCTTTTACACTGATTTAGAAGATAAACAACTAAAAAAGGATGGAAATATGGAAAAAATTAAAATTGGAGAAGTTGAAATTGAAGTTTCAAAGGAAAATGCAACAGCAATCAATAAATTTATTGCAGATCAAGCAGATTCTAATAAGAAATTAAATGATGAAGTTTCAAATCTTAAAAAAGATGCTTCTAAAATTGACGAAGTAAAAAGCGAATTAGACAAAGCAACTGCAAAGGCTGATTCTTTAGAAGTTAAAAATGCTGACCTTGAAAAATCATTAAAAGAATCAAAAAATGATTCAGTTGATATTCATGAATTAGTAAAAGAAAGAAAATCAATCGAAGAAAGCTCTTTAAAAGTTTGTTCTGAAATTGAAAAAATGGATGAAATGGATAACATGACATTAAAAAAACACGTTGTTTCAAAAATGTTACCAAATGTTAAAATGGACGAAAAATCAGAAGATTATATTAACGCTTCTTTTGAAACAATTACTGGTGTTGATTTAAAAATTGACCATTTAGCTAATGCCTTAAAGAAAAAGGTTGAAAACGATAACAAATCAAGCGACAATAAATCAGACTCATTAAGTCCAGAAGAAATGTTACAAAAGAAAACAGAAGAAAACTACAAAAACAACAAATAAGGAGTTAAAAAATGCAAACAGTATTTAATAAAAACAGAGGTGTTGCAATAGAAGGTATGATTGCCTATGACAAAGCAGGAATGGTTAGATCAAAACTTGCTGAGGGTGCAGGACTTGAGTACGGTCTAGGTTGTACTTTAGGAACAGACAAAGAATTACAAAGAAAAGCGTTTTCGGCTATAACTGAAAAATTTACTGGTATTATTCTTCATGAACATACAGAAAGTGGATTACAACCAGTTGACAAGGATGGTTTATCAATTCTTGAACAAGGTTCAATTTATGTAAAAGTTGAAACTGCTGTTGCTCCGGGTGACGCTGTTCATGTTAGGGCAATTGGAACAGTTGGAAATCCAAGAACAGGTGGATTTAGAAACATTGCTGATGGTGTTAACAGTATTGACATTTCAAGCGTTGCAAAATGGGAAACATCTGCAATTGCAGGTGGTCTTGCAATTTTAACAATCAATCTTCCATAATTTAAAGATAAGGAGAATATAAAATGGAAAAATTAAACGAAAAAAGACAGGCAAGAATTGATGCTATCGAGTCTTCCATTAAAGGTGACACTATCTTTAAAGAAGATGCGGCGAGTTCAGCTTTTTTTGCAAGAGAATTAGAAAATGTTGAAGCTGAAACTTACATGGTTGAGTATCCAGAATTTAAAATGACAAGTCTTGTTCCAGTTACTTCGGAAGCAGGTGCAGGTGCAGAAAGTCATACATATTATATGTTTGACAAAGTTGGTGTTGCTCAATTAATTAAAAATTATGCGACTGACTTTAAAAGAGTTGATGTAAAAGGTTCAAAATTCACATTAAACTTTGAAAATTTTGGTGATTCTTATGGATACAACTTTCAAGAAATTGAAAATGCAAAATTTGCTAAACGTCCTATTGATAGAATGAGAGCAGAAACAGCACGTGAAGTTGTTGAAGCAAAAATTGAGCAAGTAATGGCTTTCGGTGAACCTCTTGCAGGGATATCAGGATTTTTTAACAATGCTAATTTATCGCAAGTTGTTCTTCCTAATAATAGCACAGCGACAAACTCAAACTGGGAATTAAAAACACCAGAACAAGTTATTGCTGATATTTCAAGCATTATTAGAGCACCATATCTTGCAACAGCAGGTCGTGAGAAAGTTGATAGTGTTATTTTACCAAACAGATTATATCTTCATTTAGAAGATACTCCAATGGGAAATAATCTTGATAAAACTATCTTAAACTTCCTTGAGAAAAAATTTAAAGGTGTTACATTTAGCGACCATCATTTACTTGATAGTTTTCAAGGTGCGGCATTAGACAGAGTTATTGCTTATAGCAAAAATCCAAGAAAGCTTAAATTTCATTTACCTGTAAGATATAAATCTTTGCTTCCTTTTTGGGATGGTTCAGAATACAGCGTAAAAAATTATGCTAGAATGGGTGGTTTACAATTTGTTAGACCATTAAGTGCGGCATACGCAGAAGTTGCACAATAAAAAATATTAAATAAGGGACTATTAATTTAGTCCCTGTTTTTTTCTTGGGAGGGAAAATGGCAAAAGTAATAATTACAAATAATGCAGAAAGGGCGATAATTCTTGGAAAAGTTGTATTGTCTCCGGGTTCAAATTTAATCGAAGATTCAAAAGTTAAAACATGGGCAAAAGAAATTGAAGCACATGAAGAATTAAGTCTTGAATCATCAGAAGGTGCAAGTGACAAATCGCTTGGAAACTTATCTGTAAAAAAAGCTGTTCCAATGATTAAAGAAATGAACGATGAAGAAGTTTTAATGAAATGGAAATCATCAGAAGAAGAAGGGCAAAAAAGAGCGGCAATATTAAAGTCGATTGACTCTAAGTTAAAGGAAATTGAAGATCATTTAGTTCAAAAGGACGATAAATAATCAATACTCCTTTGTTGATTGGTTAATATTAGAAACCGCCTTTTTCATTTATTTGAGTTAGGTGGTTTTTTTATTTGAGGTAAAAAAATGATAGATGTTCAAACTTTTTTAGATAGCTTTGATGAATTTTCAAATACTAATGAGTTAAAAATTCAAATGTATCTAAATTTAATGGTTGAAAATGTTAGTGTAGATCAATTTGGAAACAACTATGAAACTGCGGTTTTTTTACTTACTGCACACGCCCTTTCTACAGTTGGTGGGAACACGTCTTCACAAGGGCAATTATCATCAGAGAAAGTCGGCGACATAACTTATCAATATAACATTATAACTGGTGAAGAATATCTTTCACAATCTAATTATGGTCTTATGTATTTAGAATTAAGAAAATGCAATGTCATATCGGCTATTGTTTTATGAGTGGAAAAATTATTGATAGACGCAAACAGTGGGATACTTTAAAAAAGCAAATTAAAGATCTTAAAAAAAATCCTTATACTGCAATTGGTGTTCTTGGTGAAGAGTCAGGAGGAAGCGATTTTGGTCTTGTAGAATACGCAACAGCTAACGAGTTTGGAACAACTAAAAATGGCGGTCATGTTCCAGAAAGATCATTTATAAGATCAACTGTTGATGAAAACGAAAGAAAATTATTTAAATTCATGGAAAACATGAAGGTTAAAATATTACTAAATAGAATAAAAGCAAATAAGGCGTTAAGCCTAGCAGGTGTTATGATTCAAGGGTTAATTCAGAAAAAAATCACTGATTTAAAAAGTCCACCAAATGCACCTAGTACGATTAAAAGCAAGGGTTCAAATAATCCTTTAATAGATACTGGAAGAATGAGACAATCTATTAAATGGCAATTAAGAAAAGGTAACGAGTGATAATTAAGGAAGATGAAATAATTGTAAGTAGAGGTAAAACAGGCGAAAAGTTTGTTAAAGGTGTTCTCGTTGAAACTGCTAGAATTGATTTAAAAATAACTGGTTCTATTCAACCAGAAGGAAATATTAAACTTATTAGAGAAATATTTGGAGCAAGAACAGAGGGAGCTATCAAAATATATACAAAAGAAAAGTTAATGATTTATGAGAAAGATGGAATTTCAGATTTTATTGAGTTTGATGGTGAAAAATATGAAGTTTCAATGGTTAAAAAATACAACTCAAGAATACAGCATAATAAATACACAGCAATATTGAGAAAAGATGAAAATTAAAGAAACAAAAGATTCTATTTGGTCAGTAATAACAAACTTCGTAGGAATACCAGTGGTTTGGGCGGATCAAAAATTTGATAGAATAAAACTACTTCAAAAAAGTGGTTCATATTGCACTGTTAAATTAATAGCAGGCCCATTAAAAGTAGGGGCTAATGTGGAGCTAGTTAGTGGCTCAAAGATGCAATCATTCGGGAATAGAAACATGACATTTTCTGTAAATATATATGGAGAAAATGCAATAAATACACTTTCAAACCTTCATGATTTAATGATGTCTAGCGTATTTAGACACATGTTACATTTTGAAGGTGTTCAGTATGGAATAGAAATAGCAATTATTGACACGCCAAACATTCAAAACCTTTCAGAATTAATGCAAACAAATTTTGAAGAAAGATTACAGCTTGATTTTAGAGTAAGGGTTGTTAGTTTAGCTGAATTTGATATAGAATTAATTGAAAATGTTTCATCTGACCCAAATTCAGGGTATGATAGATATGAGGGCGACCCAAATAGAATAAACGAAACTTTATAAGGAGAATATATGAGTGGATTAGATCGAATAATTAACATTCAAATTGACAGACAAACGAAAGGTGTAAGTCAAAAAGGTTTTGGAACAGCGTTATTCGTTGCTTCTGATTCAACGGAAAAACCTGCCGGACAAACAACAAGGGTTAGAATTTATGACCAAGATTCATATAAAACTGAATTTTTACCTGCTGATGAAGTTTACAAAGCTTGTTCTGCATACTTTTCACAAGCTCTTATTCCTACTCAATTAATGATTGGATATGTTGAAAGTGCTGAAACATTAACAGTTGCTTTAAATGCTATACAAGCTGAAAATGACGATTTCTACGGGGTTGGTATTCAATCAGTCCTTCAAACAGATCAAGAAGCATTAGCAACATGGGTTGAATCTCAAAGAAAAATATCAATGGTAAGAAGTGCCGATACAAATGTTTTGGCTGTGACTATAACTGATATTGCAGGAGTTTTGAACGGATTATCAAGAACAAGAACAGCAGTTTTATATGGTGCGGATATTACTGTTTATCAAGAAATGGCTTGGCTTGGTCGTATGCTTCCAACACTTCCTGGAAGTGCTACTTGGAAATTTAAAAATCTTTCTGGTGTTAGTGCTAATAATTTATCTGGAACGGATATTACAAATTTAAAAACAAAAAAAGCTAACTGGTATAATATTATTGGTGGTGCAAGTATCACAGAAGAAGGCACAATGGCTTCTGGTGAGTTTATAGATGTAATTAGAGGAGTTGATTTTATTCATGCTCGTATGCAAGAAGCAATTTTTGCTAAATTGGCAAATCTTCCAAAAATACCTTATACAAATAAAGGTGCAGGAATTATTGAAAATGAAATGGACGCAGTTTTACAGCTTGCTGAAAATCAAGGAATTTTAACAAATGATCCAAAATATTCGATAACAATTCCTGATGTTAGATCAATATCTTTTAATAATAGAGCATCGAGAATACTTCCAAATATTAAATTTGAAGGTGTTTTAGCAGGTGCAGTTCATAGTATGACAATCAACGGTGTTGTAACTGTTTAAAAAGGAGAAATAAAATATGAAAACTTACGATTATTCAGAAGTGGCACTTATAATTGGTGGGCATATTGTTGAAGGTGGATCAGAAGATTCTTTTGTGACATTTGACAGAGACGATGATGCTTATACTTATCATGGTGACAATAACGGTGGTGGAACAAGGGCAAAAAATCCTAGCAAAGCAGGAAAAGTAACTGTTCGACTTCAAAAATCAAGTCCATCAAATGCGTTTTTTAGTGGTTTAATTAAAAAAGATGAAATTGATAATTCTGGAATAGTTCCAGTTCTATGCAAAGATAACTCAGGTTTTGATCTTCATAAAGCTGAATCAGCTTATTGTGTAAAATGGCCATCGGCTGAATATACAAAAGATTTACCAGAATTTGAATATGTTTTTCAGTGTGAAAATTTAGATATGTTTCTTGGCGGAAATTAAAAATATCTGGTTTTTTGGCTTGGTTTTCCGTTAATAAATCAAGTCACCATTTTTTATTTTATTGGGAGGTAGAATGAGAGAGCAAAAAACGGTCATTATTGATAGTGTGAGCTATAATATAATGCCTTGTAGTCCATTAAAAGCACAAAGAATTTTAGTTAAATTGATAAACACTTTTGGAAAACCTATTTCAAATTTTATATTGCAATTATTAAAAGGTGATACAAAAGGTCTTCTTGATACTGATTTAGAATCATTCGGCAAGGGTGAAAAAAATCTTGAAGCTATAGCAAGTGCATTTATGGAATTTTCGGCAGATGCAGACGAGGAAAAAATAGAACAATTTACCTTAACATTAATAAATGTTGATTTTGTTAAACCTGATGGAAAAAGAATGATTACAGTTGATTCTCATTTTAATGAATATGGTTTACTTCACATGTACAAAGTAATGTGGTCAGTTTTACAGGTTAATTTTTCTGATTTTTTAGAAGGGGTCGTAGGAAAAGTAGGATAAGTTCTACTGGTCGTGCGACCGAAATTGATTTTAACGATGTTGATACGTTTGTTTTTTTGCCTGTTTATATGAAAATGGCAACACTTCAAGAAATTGAAGATCATTATACGCTTTGCGACTTGGCTGATTTACATGATATGATAGACGCAATGAATGAATTGAGCGAATTAAATTCAAGGAAGAAAAAATAATGGCAACTATTCGTGAGCTTATTACAAAATTTGGTTTTGATGTAAACGACAAGCCGTTGCGAGCATTGGATTCAAATATTGAAAACATTAAAAGTAGTCTATTTAAATTAACTGCAATCGCAGGTTCAGCTGCCGCAGGAGTTGGTTTTCTTTTAAATGAAGCAGGAGCAAGAGAACAGACATTAATTGCTTTTGAAACAATGCTTGGCTCTATGGAGAAAGCAAAATCTTTAATGAGTGAGATAACAAAATTTGCTGATGTTACCCCATTTGATACGAACGAAGTTATAAAGGCAACAAAAGGACTTCTTGCTTTTGGTGTAGCTCAAGAGGATTTAATAAAGAAAACAGAAATTTTAGGAAATATTGCATCTGGTGTTGGAAAAGATAAATTCGGTACACTTGTTCGAGCTTTTGGAAAAATAAAAACTAAAGGAAAAGGAACAATGGAAGAATTGAATATGTTTCTTGAAGCAGGTGTTCCAATTCTCGATTCATTAGCAAAAGGAATGGGTGTAACAAAACAAGAAATTATAAAAATGGTCTCTCAAGGAAAAGTTGGTTTTTCTGATGTTGACAAAGCATTGACTGATTTAGCGACAGGTAATGGAAAATTTGCTGGATTAATGGCTAAACAATCAAAATCATATCTTGGGTTAATTTCAACTATTCAGGGTGTTATGCAAAACTTTTCAGCAGAACTTGGTAAATCTTTACTTCCTCAAGCCAAAGAAATGCTATCAATCACATTGAAATGGTTCAGTGCAAATAAAAAATTAATAAAAGTTCGAGTTATAAAATTCATAAAAGACATGGTTAAATTTATTGGAAATTTTGTTTCTGTCTTAATGGGAGCTTTTAAAGTCTTAAAGGCGGTTACAAATGTTTTTGGCGGTCTTGAAAGTTCTATAAAACTTGCTCTTGATGCAATGTTATTATTTTTAGGTGCAAATATGTTATCTGCATTAGGTAATATGGGTCTTGCAATATTTTCTTTAATTACTGGAATGAAAAATTTTAAATTAGCTACAATGTTGGCAAATGCTCAAGCTCTATTGATTCCATTATTGATAGGAGCAGGAATTGCGACATTATTACTTGCGATAGAAGATATTGTTGCATTTTTTAATGGTGAAAAATCAGTTACCGCAGTAATTATGAATAAATTTGGCGATATGTTTATTTGGTTAAAAGGTCAATGGACAAGTTTCGGTGATTGGATAAGTCAAAAATTTGTTGATTGGTTTATAACTCCACTTGATAATGTTTTGAAAAAAATAAGTGAGTTCAGCAATTTGTTAAACGTAAAAGCTAATGGAGTTTTAAGTAAATTTGGTTTTGATAATGTATTTTCAACAACACCTGCGAGCAACACAGCTCAAAGTATAGGTTCAGCAGGTCAAAATCAAACATCTAATGACGTTAAAATAGATGCACCAATAACTATAAGTGTTCCAGAGGGAACGAATCAAGATCAAGTTGCAGACGTTGTGAGACAATCACTATCTGATAATTTAAGCGAGCTTTTTATAAACACCAAACGTCAAATATCGACACCAATAGCGGAGTAGTTTAATGGCAGGAATAGGTATTTTATTTAATAAAAGAGGTTTCAGAACTCAGTTTGGATTTCAAGGCGATAATAAAGAGCTTTTCGGTGTTATTCAATTAGATGCAACATTAAGAGAAAACCACTCATTTAAATCAAAGGTAACTACAAACGAAGTAGAGCAAGACGTTGATGGTACAAATAGCGTGAATGACAATGTTGTTCATCAGCCAGAAACAGTTCAAATTGAAGGAATAATTTCAGAAGCTCCAATTTCAATGCAAAATATTTTAAAAAATGTCGCAGTTGGAGCAGTTTCAAATATATCAACAGTTGCAGGTGTTGCAGGGGCTATACTTTCAACAGATATGCTTTCAACAGACAGTCAAGATCGAGTAAATGACTCACTTGAGCAGTTATTAGTTATGCGTGATTTAAAAATACCAATGACACTTGTTACTGGATTAAGAAAATATGAGGATATGTTGATAACTTCGATAACAATTCCAGTTGACCAAAAAATTGGGAAGTCTATAAAATTCACAATAGATTTTTTAAAAGTTAAAATAGTAAAATCTCAAACAACAAAAATTTCAAAAAGAAAACTAGCAAAAGATGTTCAACATACAGGTGTTTCAAAAACAAACCTTGGAAAACAAGGAACAGACACACCTTCATCGGAAGAATCATCAAAAGGGCAATCTATATTATCTAAATTAACAGGAATTGGAATATGAGTTTCGTAAAAATACCAATAAGAAACGATATTTTTGCTTATACCATGAGAGTTGAACTCGATTTTGTAATTTATACACTAGGATTCAGATATAATAGGCGAGAAGATAGATGGGTGATGGATATTTCAGATGAACAAAATACTCCTTTATTATTTGGAATTATTTTACAAACTGGAATACCTTTAAAATTAGGAATGATTGGCGAAGGTTTACCGCCAAGAGATTTTTACTGCGTTCATACAAGCGGAGAAAATATTGATCCTGATTTAAATAATTTTGGAACAGATATAACTTTACTATATGGTGATTAATGAGTGAATTATTCGACAGATACATTTCATTAGAAGTTGGGAAACCTGATTCAATAGGGCGAAAATTTGACACGTTAAAAATATCTATCGACATTACAAAAGACGACAACAGTGAAGCCAATGTTGGGAAAATATCAATATATAATTTAAATGAAGATTCAAAAAATTTAATACTTGATGAGGCAAGCGTTTTCACGTTAAAAGCTGGATATATCGGACTTGATGAAGGTTCAAATATTGGACAATTAGCCACAGGTGATATTGAAGACGTGGTTACAAAAAGACAAGGAATGGACAATATTACTACTTTTAAAATTTCAGAGAAAGGAAAAGCTTTAAGGGAAAAAACTCTCGACAAATCCTTTGCTTCTGGGATTTCAAAAGAAGCAATAATGAACGAAATGGTAAATACTTTAGGTGTTGTTAAGGGAACGATAAAAGGAATTAAAGATAAATTTTTTAATTCTGGTTATTCAGCATCTGGGAAAGTCAAAGATCAACTTGATACTTTTACAAAAGAAGACGGGCTAAAATGGTCAATTCAAAATGGCGAATTAAATATTCTTCCAGAAGATGAGTCAACAACAGAAGAAGTTGTAATTTTAAACTATGAAACTGGATTATTAAGAGCATACAAAGAAAAAAAGGAAGGAAAAGACAAGGTTTTTTTTGAAAGTCTTTTAAATCCTCAAATAAAAGTAGCAAGAAAGATAAAAATTGAAGGAAAAACAGTCAATGGATTTTTTAAAGTATCAAAAGTTAATTATTTTGGGGATAATAAAGATGGAAAATTTATCTGCAAAGGAGAAGTTGCGTGACTGATGCCACACTTGCCGATGTTTTAAAAGAAGCAATTGACGGTCGAATATCAGAACATCATACTTGTATACCTGCGTTAATTGTTTCATACGATAGAAATAAGCAATCAGCGGTGGTTCAACCTTCTTTAAAAAGAAAATACAAAGATGGAAGAATTGTTAACTTGCCAATAATTAACAATGTGCCAGTAATCTTTCCAAGAAATAAAAATAATTTTATTCATTTTGATTTAGAAAAAAATGATGTGGTCACTCTTATCTTTTCTGAGCGTAGTCTGGATATATGGAAAGAAAAGGGGGGCATAGTGTCGCCAAACGACCCAAGGAAGGGGAATTTGAGCGATGCCTATGCTTTAGTTGGTGGTTTTGATTTTAAGCAATCATTTACACCCACAGCACCTTCCGGAAGTCTTGAAATAAACAATTCTGGAAATGTAATCTCGATAGAAAAAAGTGGACAAATTACAATAAAAAATAATTCTATTCAAATAATAGCAAAACAAAATGGTGATTTGGATATTATTAATGGAAGTTTAACCATAAATGCTAAAAATTCTGGTAAAATATCCATTAGCAACGGAAGTGATGAGCTTATTTCTTTGCTTTCGGACTTATTAACAGAAATAATTGGAGCGAAAACATTAACTTTGCTTGGATTGCAACCATTAATAGGATTAACTCAAACTTTTCCTGCTTTAAAAGCTAAAATTGATGGGTTTAAGGTTTAAATATGGCATTAGACAGCGTTAGATTAAAAGATAATATAATAAACAGAATGTTTGCAGGAATAACTTTGTCACCTGCGGATCAAGCAAAAATTGATGATGCTTGGGTTATAATATCGGAAGAAATTATTGCCGAAATAAAAAGAGCAGTTGTTTCAGATGTAAATGCGAGTGTTTTTACTCCAGGAGTCGGAGGCTTGCCAGATACGGCAACAGGCGACATTGCTAAACAAACAGGGCTTACAATATCATGACAAGTTTAAAATCGGATTCATTAAATGATTTTGTAGTAGAAAATAATGATTTATCTTTCATAACTGGACTTGATGAAAAGGTTCAAATATTAAAAGAAAATTTAAGATTATTTTTTGGTGAATGGTTTCTTGATGTTGAAATTGGTGTTCCTTATTTTCAATTAATACTTAAAAAAAATATTGATCCTATAAAAGCAAACTCAGCACTTAAAAATGTTATACTAAATTCAAAAGATGTTCTTGAATTAATATCTTTTAAATCCACATTTAATCAGTCAACGAGATCACTTAAAATTGATTTTTCAGTTAGATTTGATGAAAGCGTGGTTAGTTTTAGCGAGGTATTATTATGATTTACGGTTTAACTTCAACAGGTTTTAATCCAAAAAGGCTTGATGATATTAAAATTGAATATGAAACATTTTTCAAAAGTATTTTTGGCCCTAATATAAATATTTTACCATCTTCAAAATTCGGTCAATTAATAGGAATTTTATCAGAACGAGAATCACTATTATGGGAATTAGGAGAAGGAATATATAATTCACAATATCCATTAAAAAGTTCGGCAGTACAGCTTGATAATGTTGTTAGTTTAACAGGATTAAAAAGACAGTCAGGCTTAAAATCTCAAGTCACACTTACATTTCTAGGTGATGTTGGAACAATAATCCCAGCACTTTCTATTTTTTCAGTAAGCGGAAACAGTTCGGCAAGATTTGTTTTAGAAACTTCTCAAACAATATCAGCAGGACAAGATGAAATTCAAAAAATCCTGTTTGATTCTGTTCCAGATTCAGGCAATTTTGTATTGTCGTTAGGTGGTAACGATAGTGCGTCTTTAGCTTTTAATGCTACCTCCCAAGATATTGAGAACGCTCTCAATGCCTTGCCAAATCTGTCGTCTGTACTAGTTGCAGGCGACTTTTCTACAGGCTTTAACATAACATTTCAAGGTGCAGATGGTTTTCAAGATCAACCATTGCTTTCTGTTGGAACAAACTCATTATTAAATGGTGCAACTCCTGTCAATTTAACATTTTCAACAACTCAAATTGGTTTTCCAAACAGAGTTCAAGCTCTTGTTGTAGCTGAAAATGTCGGGGCTATATCAGCACCAAGCGGATCACTTTCTGTTATTGAAAATCCTTTGGTTGGGCTTGTTTCTGTATCAAATGAATTAGATGCAACAGTGGGAAGATCAATTGAATCTGATGCTGATTTAAAACTAAGGAGAGAAAATTCTTTGCAAACAGCAGGAGCAAGTGTTCTTGGTGCAATAGCTTCTCAACTCGCGAGTTTGTCACTAGTCGATGCAGTTGTTGCTTTTGAAAATATAACAATGATAACAGATGTTGATGGTCGACCACCTAAAAGTTTTGAAATGGTTGTTCAAGGTGGGGTTGATTTAGATATTGCTCAAAAAATATGGGAAACAAAACCTGCCGGAATAGAAACATTTGGAACATCGTCAGCATTAGCAACTGATTCGGAAGGAGTAACTCATTTAATGAAGTTTTCAAGACCTTTTGATGTTTTAATATATGTAGAATTTGATTTAACTGTTGATGTAAACTTTCCTGTTGATGGTCAGTCGCAAGCTGAAACAGCTATTTTAAATTTTGGGAACGCTTTAACAATTGGACAAGATGTTATTGTTTTTCCAAAACTAATAAGCACTTTAAATAATATTCAAGGAATACTTGATATTTCAATAAGAATAGGAAAAACGGCATCACCTACATTGAATGACAATATAGTAATAGCTTCAAATGAAGTTTCAAAATGGGACAGTGCTAGAACATTGGTAACTATTTTATGAGTTCAAAAATAACAAATCATTTAAGCCAAGCAATTGACAGAATTGCAGAACAATATAAGGATTCACCAAAATTTGTTTCACTCATTACAAGTATTGCAAATCAAACACAAGAAATTGAAGATGTTTTCTTTACGTTATATGATGGTCGTTGGGTTGATACTGCAATTGGTCAAACATTAGATGATTTTGGAACAATAGTTGGACAAGAAAGACTTGGTTACGATGATGATTTTTACCGAATACTTTTATATGTAAAAATTGTTCAAAATTATTCAGAAGGTGAAACAGAAACAATAATAAACGCATATAAATTAATAACTCAAGCAACATCTGTTTATTTAGAAGAATATTATCCATCAGGTGTTTATTTAATGTCAGATGGACAAATTAACCTAAATGTTCAAAAATTTGTCTTTGAAAAACTTCAGGAAATAGTATCAGCAGGAGTTAGGATTGATTTTATAGGTCTTTTTGATACAGTATCACCATTCGGTTTTGAGCAAGATCCGTCTGCAAATGGTTTTGATGATGGAACAAATCTTGTAAGTGCTGGAATTTTTGCAGAAACATTGGAAACAGCACTTGATTTTGGTTTCGATGGTACAAATAATAGCTCTGGTTTTGGAACAAGTGACGATTCAAGACTTGGAGGAAAGTTTATTTCAGTATAATATATTAATAGGAGAATAAATAATGGCAAAACCAACAGAATCAGCAGAATGGGCCACAAGTGGCGGTGCTTTATTGGAAATACCTGCTTTAAGTAAAAAACAAACAGGGTGGTCGGTAGAAAAACCAAACGTAAAATTTATGAATTTTTGGATGAACATTGTTTATTCATGGATAGTTTATCTTGATGGAGCAGTCGATGGTGTAGTTGCTCAAGCATTAAATTATGATGCAATTGTTGGTGTTGGTGGAACTCACGCTGATTTGAACGCAGTTATGGCAGATGCAAATATTTTAGATGGTTCAAAAATTTTAGTAACAACCCCGATGGCACTTACCGCAACTCAAATTATAAGTAAAAACGATTTAATTATAGAATTTAAACCTTCTGCACTTGTTTCAACTGTGACAGGTCTTGCAAAAGCTTTTCAAATAACTGGATTAAGAATAAAAATAATTGGTGGAAGATTTATTTCATTTAACGATGTTGGTGATATTGTTTTTGAATTTACTAATACATCGAAAAATTGCATGATTACCCAAGCATCTTTTTTTGACAACACTTCTGATGTTGCAGATAATGGTGCAGGAAATAATTTTGTATCAAATATAAACGAGGTCGCATAATGAAAAATATTTTATTAATACTTTTTATGTCAGTTTTTGCTTTTAAAGCATATTCGATTCCAGAAACATTGAAAGCAGATCAATTTAGTTTAGGAAGACCGACATCTGGAAATGCGAAAAGTTTTTCTTTTGATTTTGGACTAGGTGTTTTAAATCCAAAACTATCAAGTTCAACTGGTTCAAATTTAAGTTTTAATTTACCATTTAATTTAGATTCAACACTAACAACAGGTGGAAACATAACTTCATCTGGAAACACTTTAACAGTTGGTGATGGAACAGATACAGATAAATTTTTAATATTCGACAAAGGTGCAGGGGCATCAAATCCAGCTTTTAAATATAATGCCACTTCGGGGGCTTTAACTTTTAATAATGGGATAGTTGAAAAGAAAATTGGATCAGGTTCTGGCGGTGGAGGGGACGGAACAAATCTTGTCGCAAACTCAGGATTTGAGGATTTCTCTGGAAATCTTCCATTAAATTTTACTGCAACAGGTGGAACTTTAACCGTAGAAAATCATGTAAATTCAACGGAACAAAATTTAAAATTCGCAAGATTTGTTTCAACAGTCGCAGGTGAAAAAGTAGAAAGTGATTTCTTCACTGTTCCAGATTCTAGTGAATTTGGTAGCGGTGGCTGTATGTTAAGAATAGGCTACAACCAAGGTGATAGCGTATTCAAGTATGAAGTCTATGCAACTGCTGATCTAGTAAACCCAGTAGCAAGTGAGGTAGTTTCAAACTTAACAAGCTTTAATGATTCTTCAATTGTCCCATTTGCTTGCACTAAAGGAACTCAATACTTAATAAGAATTTCTTCAACTGCCGCAGGAACTATTGATTTAGATGATTTATATGTGGGAAGTAATTTAAACGTAAGCCAAATAGATCAAATTATTACTGATTGGAAATCTGGTGGAAACCTTGTAATAACTGCAACAACAACGAATCCTACAGTTGGTTCAGTTATAAAAAGTGATTTCTTATATAAAAGGGTTGGTGACACACTTGTTGGAAAAATAGAATTTACACAAAATGGGTCTGGAACAAATGGTACTGGGACTTATCGAATAACTATTCCAGATGGTTTGCAAATAGATGTTAATAAAATTAATTCATCTATAGGCGCACAGGTATACGATCAAGGAACAATTTTAGGATCAGGAACAATAAGTAATGGATCAACTAATGTTTCTGGGAGTATTATATTTAGATATGCATCACCAACAAGTATAGCTGTTTCAATAGGTGTTGCCGCAGGGGATGCAGGTGGGGCAACAACAACAAATATGGAGGCATGGAGTGCGTCTTGGCTAGGTCTTGGTCAAGTAAATTTAACACTAAAAGGGGATATAACCATCCCAATAGTCGGATGGACAGCAAACCCACTTAAAACCTACGCTCCGAGTGTTACGGATTTTGGGATTGAAGCACAAATTGGTTCAAGCACTGGAACAAATACTACTGTTGTAAATAGTGGGGTAGACTCTGATATATCAGAAGCTTCATTAGATATGATTATAAAGAGGGGAAATGCACAAATACCATGTGTAGGAAACAATAGTACAGGGTTAACCTGTGCATTAGGAGCTGAAATTATAGGTATAGTTTTTGATGCACCAGTTTCTGGTAAATATAAAACGTGTTTTGAGTTTTCAAACGCTAGTAATCATATTGCTTTTAGAATAAATGAAACTCAAAATAATTCAGCAACTGTTTTGCAATTCGGTACTGGTCAATATATTAACTCAGGTGGGGCAACACAAAGTCATCAAAGAACTTGTCAAACATTTAATTTAAATTCTGGAAGCAAAACTATTAAATTAATGAATACCTCAGCAGGGACAACTTTGCTGACTGATAGGGTTGTTTCTGTGTCTGATCGACAAATTCAAGTTACTGTCGAACTCATAGGTCAACACATCGCCCGACCTATAATTCAGAATATGGTTGAGACAAGCGTTTCGAGTGGAGTAAGGGTTGAGAGTTGTAGGATTAATAATAACGGAACTGCAACAATTGATACAGCAAGTGGGTTATGTGAGTCATGGATAAGTTCGACCATAAGACAATCAACAGGAAATGTAGATTTAATATTAAAGCCTAATATATATTCAGTTAAACCAGTTTGTGTTGTGTCTAATGAAGTGTTCGCATCTTCTGCAACCTTACAATCAATAGTAGTTGATAGTAATAATATTACTATCTTTCGTTATGGGTTATCAGGGGCAGGAAGTCCTGCTGATGGGGATTTTAATATATCTTGTAGAGGGAAAAAATAATGAAATATTTAATATTACTAATTTTAAGTTTTAATGTTTTAGCAGGAAACTACATGACAAGAGAAGATTTCCTTGCCAAAAAGTCGATTGTTTATTCTGACAAAAAAGAATGTAAAAAACATTCTCTTTCTAAAAAGTGTAAAAAAATAAACAAAGATTTTAAGTTTGATACTTTCAAAGAAGTTGACGAGGAAATTGACGACTATACAAAGCCTGTAAATTCTAAAACAGAAATTCAACCTTGTGTTGCAATCATTAATGATCCTGCAACAGCAAGTATTGACGAATCTAAAACCGCACAACAAGTCTGTGAAGCTCTTAATTCAAGTAAAGTTTGTTCATCAATACAAGAAAGAGTTGTAATGGCTCAGGATTTCTCAGAGATTTATTGTACTAAAGTTTTACGTTATAATAAAAAGTTATCAGGTAGAAAAATCCTAGTTGAAGATGCTGTACTTAAAGCGAATTACGAAGCTAAAAAACTAGCAGAAGAAAATTATAAAAAAGCGGTAGATAAAGAGCTTTCAGATATGAAATTTGGTCAAAAGCTCTATGCAATGGTCAAGGTTTTAAATAAGCAAAAAGGGCTTTCAAAAGCTCAAAGAAAAGGTCTTAAATCAACTCTTAAAACAATTAAGGATTCAATGTTTGATGGTGATCTTTGCGAAGCTAGGAGCGAAATATCAGCAATAGTTCCAGATGGTACTTTAATTTCAAGTTCAGATATTACTTTAATTTTAAGCAAAATGGACGCTTATAAAACTTGTTTATAGGAAAATATGAATCAAAATGAAGTAAATTTAATTTTAAGTAGACTTGATTCGATTGAAAATAATCAAATATCAAATCATGAAAGAATGAGCGATTGGCTTAATAAAATTGAAGATAGAAATGTTTCTGTTTTTACAAAACTAGAAAGGCGAGTTGATAAAAACGAAATAAAATTAACAAAAATGACCACAAAGGTTACTGGTATTGTTTCAATCATGGGAATGATTGCAACACTATTTGGTGCTTGGGTAAATAAAAAGTTTTTTAGCTAGGAGGTAGCAAGATGGGAACTAAAGAAATTTTAAAAGAAGAATTAAAAGTGTCTGTTGCAAAATTCAAAGAAATGGGTTTTGAAATTTCAGAAGAAATGGCAATGAAATTAATGGTTGAGGTTTCTGATATGTTAGGAAGAATTGCAGTAAGAACAGAAAACAAAATTGATGATTTTTATTTAATTGTTAAAGGTAAATTTGAAGGACTTTTAACAGAAATGATCGACAAGATTGATGGCAAAAAAAATAGAAAATAATTATTTAGAATATTTCAAAGCGAAATTGATTTATTTTTTGAAAGGAAAATTTGTCACTTTTGCTTTGAAATCATTTTTTAAAACTGCTGTTGGTGGTGGTTTTAAGGTTTTTATTGTCAAATATATTTCAAAATATTTATTTGATGAAATAGCAGAACCAATAATAAAAGAAACTTTTTTGATACTTGGATATTATTACGAGAGGACAAAAGGAAAAATTTTAATAAAAACACTTGAGGAAGCAAAAAGGAGTGGCAATGAGCAAGCTTATGATGATGTTCTTTCTGACATTTAGTGTTGCTTGCGTACATCTTGAACCACAATATAGATACACAACATCTTTTAAATTTAATACTTGTAAAAGATTTTTGTATGATCTCAAAAAAAGAAAAGTAATTTCAAAAGTAGTTAATCTTCCATTGTCTGATTGTGACGATGTGACAGGTTTTAAAACGTCTGACATTATCGACCCGATATTGCCTTGGGTTAATTATAATATAAAAAAGTGTAAGGATAAATAATGGCATTATCCTTCAAAGCTCAAAGAGTTGTAACGATAGACAATAATTATGCAGTTGAGATCGTCACACTTACGGCTACAGAAGCTTTAAATAAACAAATACAGCTACAACTACCACCAACGGACGTTAACAAGGTTACGCTTGACCTTATAGGTGGAACGTCACAAGTTTTTGGTGTAGACTTTAATGTAAGTGGAAGATC